CGGTCTGTCATCGCGTTCGACGCGGCGAAGGACCAGACGTCGGCGGCGGTCGTGGAGGTGTGGCGCGACCCTGATGGGAAGGCGTGCTTCGAGGTCTTGGAGTTCAAGCCGGGCGTCTCGTGGGTGGCGAGGTTCGTGCACCGGGTGGCGCGCAAGGCGAAGGCGACGGTGGTGTGGGACGACATCGGCGGGAACGTGTCGATCGGGGCGGAGCTTCGGCGTCTTCGGCCTGCGCTCCGGGTCGATCCGTTGAGCTTGAAGGACGTTCAGGGGGCCGCTCAGTTGCTGGCGACGGAAATCCACGAGGGGCGCGTGCGTCACTTCGACCAGCCGGACCTGACTGCGGCGGTCCGGTCAGCATCGTGGCGACCTGCGGGGCGTGACGGGAGGGCGTTCGGTCGTAAGCCCGGGGCGGAGCACAGCGAGGTCTCAGCGGTGAAGGCGGCGTCGTTCGGGCTCTGGCGCTACGACGCGGTGCCGGAACGGAAGCGGGTCCGGATCACGTCGGCGTGAGTGGCACCCCCACCCTCAGCATCGGGGCGTGGGATTCCCTTGGTTCGGTCGCGTGCCGTCACCTGCTGCTGACGTGCTCGCGCCGTCGCGGCGGGTGCGGATCGCGAGCCCGTGGAGCCCGCAACTGTCGACGTCGATCATGGCGGCGGACTGGCTCGGTGGTGCGTCGGAGCTGTTGCCCGCGACGCGTGACCAGGCGATGCGTGTGCCCGCTGTCGTCGCGGCGCGGAACATCATCTGCACGACCCTCGCCGAGGGTGCGCTGCGGGCGTTCAAGAACGAAGAGCTCCTGAGGTCTCAGCCGGCGTGGTTGTCCCGGACGGACTCGACGTTGCCGCCGCAGATGCGGCTGCTGTGGACGTTCGATGACCTGCTGTTCTCCGGGTTCAGCCTGTGGGGGGTGCTGCGTTCCGGGGATGGCCGCGTCATCGACGCTGAGCGGATCCCGCCGGAGCGGTGGTCCTTCGACGACGAGTACGTGATCCACGTCGACGAGCAGCCCGTCGACGCCGAGGACGTAATCCTGTTCACGGGTTGGGATGAGGGGCTGCTCATCACGGGCTCCGACGAGATCCGTGGCGCCCTGGACCTGGCGCGCATGGTCCGCACCCGGGTGAAGAACCCGACCCCCGTGACGGTCATTCAGCCGACAGACTCCTCGGTCGACCTGACCGACGGGTCGGAGGACGAAGAGGACAACGAGCAGCGCGACCTCGTCGAGGGGTACATCAAGGCCCGCAGCGATCCCCGCACCGGCGGCGTCATGTTCCTGCCCCCGGGGCTGAGCGTCGAGGACCGGGGCGGTGATGGCCTCAACCTCATGGAGTCTGGCCGCAACGCAGCGGTCCTGGACTTCGCCCGGCTCACGGGTGTGCCCGCGCAGATGCTCGAGGCCACGTCGGCGGCGGCGTCGCTGACGTACCAGACGGAGCAGTCGAACCGAACGATCCTCGGTGATCGCTTGCGGTCCCGCGCCCTGGTCGTCGAGGCGCGCCTGTCGATGGATGACGTGACCCCGCGGGGCACGCGCATCGCTCTGGACCTCTCCCATCTCATCGGCCCGGACACGGGCCTTCCCACCCCGACGGAGGACTGACGCATGGCTGACGTAACAATCGAGGCGGGAACGCTCCTGGCGAACCGTCAGGAGCGCATCGTCTCCGGTCTGCTGCTCCCATACGGCGAGGTCGGCAAGACCAACCTGGGTCGGTTCTCGATCGCCCCGGGAGCCGTGACGATCCCGACCGACCCGTCGGTCGTGACTCTCAACGTGGAGCACACCCGCGAGGAACCCGTGGGCCGAGCTGTCAGCCTGACGGACACGCCGGCTGGGGTCGTCGCGACCTTCTCCGTGGCGTCTACACCCGAGGGCGACCGGTATCTCGAGGAGGTCGAGAACGGCACCAGGAACGGGCTCTCGGCCGAGGTCGCGGAGATTGAGCTCAGCAAGGACAAGCGCAAGGCGATCCGGGGGCGGCTGTTCGCCGCAGCCGCATGTGTCGCCGGGGCCTTCCCGTCCGCGACCCTGCTGGCCTCCGAAGCGGGAGACGCGGCCGATCTCGAGGCCGCCCTCGCAGCAGCGCAGGACGCACTGGCCGACATCCAGTCGCTCCTCACCCCCAAGAACCCCGACGACGCAGCGTCGCCGGACGAGGCACCCGCGGGTGCAGATACGGAGGCCCCCGTGGCTGAGAACGACGCTCCCGCACCGGAGCAGGACGACGACAAGACCCTCAAGGCGTCCCTCGCCCCCGGCCTGGGTGGCAAGGGCAAGCGGTCCGCGACGCTGTTCGCGTCGCTCGCTGGCAAGGCGCCGAACGTGGCCGCCACCATGATGGCGTCCCTGGACCAGATCACGGCTGCCGACGCACTGCCCGCCCAGCAGGCCCAGTGGCTCGGCGAGGTGTACGGGTCCAAGACGTACCAGCGCCGCTTCGCGAACCTCGTGCAGCACGGTGACCTGCAGGCCCTGAAGGCCATCGGCTGGAAGTTCACCGAGGGCAAGACCCCGGAGGTCGACGACTACGCGGGGTTCCCCGCACAGCCGTACACCAACGAGGTCAAGACCGAGGCCGTCACCCTGGACGCTCAGCGCATCGCCGGCGCCGGCGCCGTCGACCGGGCCTTCCTCGACTTCCCGATGGAGTCGTTCTGGGCCGGGTACTTCCGCGAGCAGACCAACTCGTACGAGCGTCAGCTCGACGCGAAGGCGCTCGAGGCGTACCTCGCCGCGGCGCAGATCGCAGACCCGATCCTTCCCCCGGACGGTGTCTCCACGGCGGCGGCGTACATCGTGCGTGGAGCGCGGTCGATCATCGACGCCGAGCGTGACCTGCCCGCCTGGGCGATCGTCGGCTCGGACCTGTACGAGGAGCTCCTCCTGACCCGGGCGGACGACGTCCTGGCCTACCTGTCCGCCGCCCTGAACATCGAGGACGGTCAGGGCTTCGGCCCGTTCAAGATCGTCCCCTCGGCGCACCCCGACCTCATCGGCGGCGTCCTGGTCGGCACCCGCTCGGCCGCGACGGTGTTCGAGCTGCCCGGTTCGCCGGTGCGCGTCGACACGGTGTCCATCGCGACGGGCGGCGTGGAGCGCGGCGTCTTCGGGTACCACGCCGAGCTGATCAACGACGCGTCGGGCCTGGTGCTCGTCGGCGGCGTCCCGGAGTCCTGATGGTGGAGGCGGCGGGCGACGTCCCCGGGTGGCTGACTGTTGCCGAGCTCGGCGACGCTGACGACTGGCCGGAGGTTTACTGGCCGGCGGGCATCGCGGAGTTCGACGACCTTCAGTCGCTCGAGGTGTTGCTCGCCGCCGCCCGCGCCCAGTGTGAGGCCTTCGCGCCCCGGCTCCCCGAGGGTGCGCCGGTCCCGGAGACGTACCGGCTGGCGCAAGCCATGCAGGCGCGGGCCCTGTTCCGGTCGACGATCACCGGCGACGGGGACCAGACCGTCGGAGCTGACGGGCATCGCGTGACCGTCTTTCCCCTCGACTGGACCATCAAGGCGCTGCTGCGCCCCAAGCGGAGGCCGGTGATCCGGTGAGCACCGTCGAGGAAGTCGCGGCCCTTCTCAGCGAGGGCCTGGCCGAGATCTCGCACTCGTCGCGCAAGTGGCGTGTGACCGGTGCGGCTGCAGCGGCGGAACCGATCACGAAGCACACGGTGATGGTGTGGATCGACTCCGCCCAGAGGCACCCGACCATGGGCTTCCCGCACGTCCAGTACGAGATGTCCGTGGTCGTGGCCGTCGCGACGGAGAACCCCTCGAAGGTCGAGGCGGTGCTCGAGCTCGCACTCGGGGAAGTCATCGCAGCGCTGCAGCCCCACGAACACCTGGTCTGGTCCGAAGCGACCCGCGTAACGCTCGAGGGTGCGAACGCCCCCGGGTTCCAACTGAAGGTCACGTGCGTGGCCAAGATCCAAGGAGCATGAGCATGGCGATCATCGTCCCGAGCAAGCCCTTCACTCTCATGAACGCCACGTTCACGATCGGCGATGACGAGTTCTCGCAGATCGTGAACCAGGTCGAGTTCGTCCCGTCCGCGAATGCAACACCGTTCCGCGGGTTCAAGAACACGATGACAGCGATCGAGCCGGCGTCGTGGGTCTGCAACATCGGCTTCCAGCAGGACGTGGCACCGGACAGCCTGCTCCGCTTCCTCCTCGACCACGAGGGAGAGGAGCGTGACTGCACGTTCCGTCCGCGCCTCGACGGCCCATCGATGGCGGCGACCCTGACACTGTCGCCTGCGAACGTCGGCGGGTCCCTGGCGGGTGGGTACGCGACGAGCACGGTGACCCTCGGCGTGCAGGGGAAGCCGGAGTTCCTCGACGACGAGCCCATCGAGAGCTGACGGGCGTGGCTGAGGTTGACGCCCAGCCGATCACGCTCCTGCGGCCGACCGTCTCGATCGCTGGTGACGGCTACTCGACCGTGATCGAACGGGCTGAGTTCACCCCGGAGGTCGCGGTCGACTGGCTGCCCGGACCGATGTCGACCGGTGCACCCGTGCCGATCTATGGCGGGACCCGGTGGACTTGCACGCTCGGGTACGCCCAAGGGTTCACGGCCGGCTCCCTGTCTCGGTACCTGCAGGCGAACGCCGGGGCCCGCAAGACCTTCGTCTTCACGCCCCGCGAAGGTGGCCCCTCTGTGACCGCAACAGTGGTCCTCACGCCGGGGCCACTAGGCGGCGCGAAGGGCCCGTTCCTGACGGCCGAAGTCACGCTGTACGTCGTCGGTGACCCGGTGATTGCCTGATGGGAATCATCTCCGTTCGAGGTTCCGACAAGCTCCGTGCCGCGGTCCTCGCGATGAAGGAAGCGGACCGGACCCTTCGCTCGGACATCAACAAGGCGACACGCCAGGTCATGAACCCGGTCTGGCGTGAGCTCGTCGCGAAGCACGCGACCTCCCCCTTGGACCGGGCGGTCCTGGTGAAGGGCGCTCGGATCGTCTCGGGCAACCCGCCGGCACTGGTCGCTGCAACGTCGAAGCGTGCCCTGCCGGGTGGGCTCATCCCTGCCCAGCAGTTCCCCGCGGTGGAGTTCGGCGCGAACACGGCGAAGAAGGTCACCTATCAGCGGAGGTCGACGCGAGGCACCCAGCACAGCGTGACGCGTCGGACGCGCCGGCAGTTGCCCGCGAGGGACCGGCACGGGCGTGTCGTGTACCAGGCCGCCGCAGAGATCGGGCCCCGTCTGGTCGCCCTGTGGGTCCAACTGATCATCCGCAAGTACTCCGAGGCTGCTGAGAAGGCGGGCAACTGATGGCCGGTATCAACATCTCACTCGTCTCCGACGTGAAGTCGTTCCTCGCCGGGACGAAGGACACAGAGAAGGCCCTCGACGACGTCGCAGGCTCCCTCGATGGCGTCGCCGCCGCGGGCGACGACGCGACCGACAAGCTCGAGCGTGAGTTCTCCGACGCCGCGAAGAAGATCAAGGACTCCGGTCAGGACATCGGCAAGGGCATCGGTGACGGTGTCAAGGACGGTGCCCGCGAGGCGTCCGAGGGGTTCGCCGGCGTCAAGGAGTCCGGGAAGGCCGCGGCGACTGAGACCGCCGCCAGCTTCGACGGGTCGATGGAGTCGATCATCGACGGCATCCAGGGCGGTCTCGCGGAGGCGTTCGAGGGCTTCGGGCCCGCCGGTGCGGCCGCCGGCATCGTCGCGGCGGCCGGGATCGGGATCGTCACGAAGCACCTCGAAGACGCGAAGGAGAAGGCGCAGGAGGCGGCCGACAAGGTCGCCGAGATCGCGGACACCCTGATCGGCATCGGCTCTTCGAGCCTGGGCGCCGAGGAGGTCAACGACAAGCTCGCGGAGATGGCGGGGGCTGCGGAGGACGGCGGCAACGCGCTGCTGCGGATCTCGAACGAGGCCCGCGCCGCCGGGGTCAGTTTCCGGGACGCGTCCCGTGGGATCGCCGGTGACGCTGACGCGCAGAAGCGTTCGTTCGACGAGGTCAACTCCCGCCTCGCCGAGCTCACGAAGTCATACGAGGACCTGCAGGAGAAGAACCACACGCAGTTCCCGACGGCCGAGCAGATCGGCGTGATCGGTCAGATCAAGGCCCTGCAGGATCTGCGCGGCCAGCTCGTCGACACGAACGCCATGCTCGACACCGGCGCCGACGTGTACAACGCGTACACCCAGGCGACGGCCGGGTCGGTGGCCGCGACCGAGGACCAGACGAAGGCGACCGACGAGCAGGCCGAAGCCGCCGCCGCGGCGCAGGCGAAGCAGGACGCGTACAACGCGTCCCTGAAGGCGGCAGCGGACCCGATCGCCGCGTACCAGAAGCTCCTCGCGGACAAGACGGCCGCAGAGCAGGACGCCGCCCAGAAGACGGCCGCCGCGACGAAGGACCCGAAGGACTCGTGGGAGAAGTACGCGAAGGACGTCACGGTCACGATCGACGACCTGATCAAGGACCTCGACTCGAAGACACGGCAGAAGCGGGACTTCGAGAAGAACCTGAAGGAGATCGGGAAGGCCGGCGGTCAGGCCCTCGCGGACTCGCTGCGGGAGCAGGGCCCGGACGCCGCCGGTGCGATCGCCGACGTCATCGCCGAGGCGGACCCGAAGAAGCAGGCCAAGTACATCAAGAAGTACGGCAAGGCCGCGGGTGAGGAGACCGGCAAGGGCATCGCCGACGGCATCACGTCGCAGAAGGAGACCGTCCAGCAGGCCGCGACGGACATCCTCGACGGTCTCAAGGGCCCGGACGTGTCCGTCGGTGTCCTCGCCCCCACGGTCACCCCGACCACCGCGACACCCCAGGCGCCCAGCCCGGCGACCGTCACAGGGCCGATCACCGCGACCCTCGCCCCCGACGACCGTGAGGCCCTGATCCGGGCAGCCACCGTCCCCGTCGCCGTGACGGTGAACAGCTACATCGACTCCACGAAGGTCGCCACAGCGATGCGGACGATCAAGCGGAAAGCCAACACGTCCGGCCGGAGGCCCTGATGATCGACGCGTCCGTCGTCCTGTCCCACCCGTCGACCCCACTCACGATCGGGGACGGACCGTCCGAGCTCATCGCAGTCGGCGTCACCGGCACCGAGTGGCGCCGCTACACCGTCGAGGGCCGCTACCAGCACGGCCGCGCCCTCATCGGTGCCGTCATGGGCACCCCGACCCTGACGGTCGTGGTCCGGCTGACGGGGTCGACGTGGGCTGCCGTGCAGACCCGCCTCAACACCCTGAAGGCCATCACGTCGCAGACCGCGTACACGGCCACAGTGACGATCGCCAACCAGGTTGACACCTACCAGTGCGAGCCCGCGGACGTCGACCTGCCCACGACCCTCAACCGGTGGGCCGTCGCCGCGAACGTCCAGGACGTCACCCTCACGATCCCCATTCAGCCCTGA